GAGGTTCGATGACACTCCACTCAAAGTCCGTGAGATCGTAACGTCCCATGATTCAAGCTCCGCTGTTTGGGAGTGTGAATCACTGTTCGTGTCTCGCGTCTAGAAAAAACTGAGTACAAGACCTAGTAGGCCCCTATTCTGGGGGTAAGACCGAGGGAGTGCTTGAGAGCGCCGAAGGCGATTATTATCTGAGAAGCGGCAAAGCGGGACCAGCAAGCAAAATGGGTGGCAAGGGGAGCGGCTTCGACAACTACACAAAAACCCATGTGGAAGGACATGCAGCAGCACTCATGCATCAGCTTGGAATCATGGAGGCGCGTGTTTATGTGAACAATCCACGGATATGTGCGGCCTGTACAAAGCTGCTTCCAAGAATGCTCCCCCCGGGAGCCAAATTGGAAGTCGTTACTCTAACGGGCTCGCAAACATTTGCTGGGAGGGTATCTCCATGAGTGCCATATTTTACGATCTGCAGGACGAGACCAATCCCGACAACGGCAAGATCGTCGAAGATGGCGCGTCAGTTAAAGAGCTGCTCCGAAAGAACGCTTTGCGGAGGCCATTCACGTGCCAACTGGTCTACGAAGATAGACTGCAATTAATGATCGGACTCGGTGAGCATCATTGCAGCGCTCAGCACAGCGCTAATAACGGTGATTCACAGTATTTAGTGGGCTATTTGAGAGAGAACCGGGGGCAGACCGGAGAAGTAGAATTCATGCTGAGTGGATCGCCAACCGAGATCTCGCGCAGGCACTGCTTCCCATTGGACATTTTACTCGAGGTTGCCGCTCACTTCGTTGAAACGGGCGATAGAAGCTCAATCGTTCTTTGGGAAGAAGCATAGTCGCTCAACGCGACACCCGATCCGATCGGAGAGCTGGGCATGCCATGACTGTAAAATTCTTCGATCTACACGACGACGAGAATCTGGATAGCGGCACGTCAGTGACTGATGGGCCTGCGGTCAAAATTCTATTGAACAGGAACGTTCGCCGACAACCGTTTGTTTGCAAGCTTGTTCATGAGCAGCAGACAGAACTCCTGATCGGCCTTGGGGCAAGCCAATGCTTTGTTCAGCACAGCTCCACGAATGGCGATTCGCCGTATTTGGTCGCCTATTTGGAATCGGAACGCACGAAGACCGGTGTGGCCGAATTCCTCATCACAAACTCGCCTACAGAAATTCGGCTGAGGCAGTGTATCCCGCTCAGCATACTCTTGGATGTGGCTGCTTACTATGTGGAGACCGGAGAACGAAGTCCGGCCGTTCTTTGGGAAGACGCATAGTCGCTCGACGCGACACCGGATCCGATCGGAGCGCTGGGCATGCCATGACTGTAAAATTCTTCGATCCACAAGACGACGAGAATCTGGATAGCGGCACTCAAGATCGGCTTGGCCCATGAACGAGGATTGACCGATGGAACTTCCGATTGTGTTCAAAAGGCTCACGAGAGGTTTCCACCAACGTGCCGACGAGTTCGTAACGTCGATTGATGGTCTCGTCGACATCGCAGTATCATTCGTAGAGCCTGAGGATTATGCGGAGTTGTCTCGCTACTTGGAAGCGCTGCTCAGTCCACCTGTTGATGGGCGACGGCTGCAGAAAATATGGAAGCTCTCGCACGCTGACATCTACTTCACTAGCGACGATGATCTCCTGAAGGTTCTGCAAGCCGTTCAAAACAAACTCACGGAACTGCAGCGTCGTTCTTGACGGACGACGAGAAGCGCATCGCGGCCGGGTATCTGCCGTTGGGAGAAGGAGCGCTTGGCAAGCACCGCCCTTTTGACATCGGGGCGAAGTATCGCCCCGATCAGCCACGCGTTTATGTCTAGGTTGCGCTTCGGATGCCCACCCGCATCCGCGCTAGGAAATCCCGATGGCGGGCAATGCACGGATATACGTGACCTAGCAAGGCCTCGAGTTCCGCAGACACTTTGATCCAAGACCGCCATAGCAGCGGATAGTCCCGCGCGATGCCGCACGCTGCATCCGCGCCATACGGCGTGACACGACAACTCGAAACTGACCAACGGAGCGAACATGAGTGCGCGACGCGAAATTCTCATGCCGGCCAGTGCGGACGTGAGCCAGGCCTTCAAGCTCGAGACCAAGGCCGTGTTCGAGGACGGCACCTTCGAGGGCTATGCGAGCCTGTTCGACGCGGAGGACATGGGCCGCGACGTGATCGTGCGCGGCGCCTTTGCCGACAGCCTGCGGGCAAAAGGCGCGAACGGCATCAAGATGCTGTTTCAGCACGATCCCGCCGAACCGATCGGCGTGTGGGAGGAGATCCGCGAAGATGCGCGCGGTCTCTATGTGCGCGGCCGCATCACGGCGGCGGTGGCCAAGGCGCGCGAGGTGTTGAGCCTGATGCGCGCGGGCGCGCTCGATGGGCTGTCCATCGGCTTCAAGGCGCAACGCACGCAGCGCGATGCACGCTCCGGCGTGCGCCGTATCCTCAAGCTCGATCTGTGGGAAATTTCCGTGGTGACGTTCCCGATGCTGCCGCAGGCGCGTGTGGCATCCGTCAAGGCAACGCCTGCGGCTCAGCGCCCGCTGACAGAACGGGAATTCGAACGTTGGCTCACGCGGGATGCGGGGCTGACGCGAAGCGAGGCACGTGCGCTTGTGCATGGCGGCCTCAAGGAGCTGAAGGCGCAGCGGGATGCGCGCTGGGGGCTTGAAGACAATCCGCAGATGACGGCCCGCATGCGGGGTTTGATGCGGATTCTGACGCAGTAATCAACCTCGAGGAACAAACCTATGAACGATACGACTTCGCTCGAAACAAAAAGCGCGGGCGGCGAGACCGCGCGCGCCTTCGATGAACTGCTGGAGACCTTCGAGGTCTTCAAGGAAAACAATGACGCGAGGCTCGCTGAAATCGAGCGCCGTGGCGCGGCGGACGTGCTGCGCGAGGAGAAGCTCGCACGCATCGAAACGACGCTCGATACGCTTGCGCGCAAGGCGGCGCGTCCGCCGCTGGGTGCGGCACAGACGTCTGGTGGCGATCTGGCCTACAAGTCGGCCTTCGATGCCTTCGTGCGCACAGGTGATGCAGCGCGACTCGTAAAGCTGGAGGAGAAGGCCCTCTCGGTCGGCAGCGGCCAGGATGGCGGCTATCTCGTTCCAGCCGAAACGGAAGCAACCGTCAATCGCCTGCTGAAGGCGATTTCGCCGATTCGCTCCATCGCTGGCATTCGCACGGTTTCCGCCTCCGTCTACAAGCGGCCGTTCGCAACGTCGGGGGCCGATAGCGGCTGGGTGGCGGAGACCGCGGCGCGTCCGCAGACCAACACGCCCGTTCTGGCCGAGCTGCAGTTCCCCACCATGGAGCTCTACGCCATGCCGGCGGCGAGTTCCGCTCTGCTCGACGACACGATCGTCAACATCGACGAGTGGCTGGCGGAAGAGGTGCGCATCGCCTTCGCCGATCAGGAAGGCAAAGCCTTCGTCGACGGCGACGGCGTGAACAAGCCGAAGGGCTTCCTAACCTACACGACGGTTGCGAATGCCTCGTGGACGTGGGGCAATCTCGGCTACATCGCAAGCGGCGTTGCCGGCGCGTTCCCGGCAGCGAACGCGGGCGACAAGCTGCTCGACCTCATCTATGCCTGCAAGGCGCCGTATCGTGCCAACGCGCACTTCGTACTCAACCGCTCGACGCAGTCTGCAATCCGCAAGATGAAAGACGGGCAGGGCAACTATCTCTGGCAGCCCTCCAATGCGCCGGGCGAACTGTCCTCGCTCATGGGCTACGGCGTCGTAGAGTGCGAGGACATGCCGGACATCGCGGCGAACTCGCTGTCGCTGGCCTTCGGCGACTTTGCGCGCGGCTATCTCGTGGTCGACCGCGCCGGCATCCGCGTGCTGCGTGATCCGTATTCGGCCAAGCCCTATGTACTCTTCTACACGACCAAACGTGTGGGCGGCGGCGTGCAGGACTTCGACGCCATCAAGCTGATGAAGTTCGCTGCCAGCTGACGTACTAGGCAATGAGCACTAGGCACTGGGCAATCGCCGGCGGGGACTGACCGTGCAGCCACGCGGGCGATTGCCGAATGCCGCTCTTCTTTTACTCGCAGGTTCTCCTTACGCCTGCGAGACTTGGCGGCGGGACGTTACCCCCCGGATGCTCCCGCCGCTTCTTTGCTCCCACGCCCCAATAGCCGAAGGATCCTTGAGATGGCTCTCATCATGACGAGCGGGCCTGCCGCCGAGCCCGTGACGCTCCAAGAGGCCAAGGCGCATCTGCGCATCGATGGCGCGACGGAGGATACCCTGATTTCGAGCCTCATCCTCACCTCGCGCCTGCACGTTGAAGCGACGCTCGATCTCGCACTCATCGATCAATCCTGGACGCTCCAGCTGGATAAATGGCCGTGCGATGGCACGGTCGAAATTCCCCTGTCTCCACTCAAGGCCGTCACCGAGCTGCGGGTGAAGGATGCCAGCGGCACCCCCACCACTGTTGAGCCCGCGTCCTACATCACGGACATCGCATCGCGCCCTGCGCGCGTGGTGTTCGAGCCCGGCTTGCAGCCGCGTCCAGGCGTGCGCGCTGCCGGCATCGAGATCGCCTTCACGGCGGGCTTCGGCACAACGCCGGCGCAGGTGCCGGCGCCGCTGCGCCACGCCGTTCTGATGCTTGTTGCGCACTGGTATGAAAATCGGGACGTGCCCGAGGCCGGTTCGCTCCTCGCGCGTATTCCCGATGCCATCGGTGATCTCATCGCACCTTTCCGGAAGATCCGCCTATGAGAGCTCCTGTTCGCGCAGGCGATCTGCGCCATCGCATCACGATCGAAGCGCCCGTCCGACAACCCGATGGGCTGGGCGGGGCAATCCTCACCTGGACACCGATCGCCGAGGTCTGGGCAGCCATCTGGCCGCGCACGGCGAGCGAAGCGATGCTGCTCGATCGCCCGGCCGGCACTGCAAGCCACGATATCTGGGTGCGCTATCGCGACGCCATCGTACCGGAGATGCGCATCGTGTCGGGCCCGCGCGTGTTCAACATCCTGGGTGTGATCGACACCGAGGATCGCAGGCGCTGGCTGAAATGCATCGTTGAAGAGCGTGACCTTTAAGCGGAAGGAGATGCATCATGGCAAACGCGAGCGAAGCGTTGCAGCGGGCGTTTCATCAAGCCCTGGTGGGTGACGCCGGATTGCTGGCTCTGCTGGGCGGTGCGCGCGTTTACGACGACGTGCCGGTCCGGGGCGAGTTCCCCTACGTGACATTCGGCCAGAGCTTGGAGCGGGACTGGTCGACCGGATCGGACGACGGTTGGGAGCACACCATCACGCTCCACGTGTGGTCGCGCGCCCGCGGACGCAAGGAGACGCAGGCCATTCTCTCCGCGGCACGGCGTGTGCTGCACGACGCAAGCCTCAGCCTCGACGACTGCCGTCTCGTCAATCTGCGCCATGAGTTCTCCGAGGCGAGACGCGACACGGACGGCGAGACCATTCACGGGGTCGCACGCTTCCGCGCCGTGACCGAGGTCATCTAGCGGGACATGCGCGTTGACGCCCGTTCCCGCGGCACATCCAACCACATGAAAAGAGGGCAGCAGCAATGGCAGCACAAAAAGGCAAGGATCTTCTCTTGAAGGTCGACGCCACAGGCACGGGCAGCTTCACGACAGTGGCCGGCCTGCGCTCGCGCGGCATCGCGTTCAATGCGGAGAGCGTGGACATTACACACGCGGAGAGTACTGGCCAGTGGCGCGAACTGCTGGCCGGCGGCGGCGTCAAGAGTGCGCGCGTGACAGGCGCCGGCGTGTTCAAGGATGCCGCTTCGGACGAGTTGATCCGCGCCTTCGTGTTCAACGGCACGATCCGCGATTGGCAGATCATCGTGCCGGACTTCGGCACCGTCGAAGGGCCGTTCCACGTCGCGGCCTTCGAACTCTCCGGCCGCCACGACAACGAGGTCGCCTTCGACATCGCGCTAGAAAGCGCAGGCGAACTGGCGTTCACGGCACTCTAAGACGATCAGTTGGGAGCGGGCGCTATGGCGAACAGGCATCGCGGCGAGGTCGAGGCGATCCTCGACGGCACGACATACAAGCTCGTGCTGACACTGGGGGCTCTGGCTGAACTCGAGACGGCATTCGGTTCTGAGGACATGGTCGCACTCGCCTCACGCTTCGATAGCGGCCGGCTGAAGGCACGGGACTGCGTGCGCGTTATCGGCGCCGGATTGCGGGGCGCAGGCTACATCATCAAGGACGACGAAGTCGCCAACATGCAGACGCCGTCCGGTGCGGCGGGGTTCGTCGCCATCGTCGCGGATCTGCTCGCCGCGACCTTCGTGGCGGCGGTTTCCGCGGGCGGCACGGAGGGGGAGGCGCGCGACGCCGGCCCTTTCCCTGGTCGGACGTGATGGCCATCGGCCTTGGCGTCCTGGCACTGTCACCGAAAGTCTTCTGGGCCATGACCCCGCGCGAATTCGATGCAGCGTTGCGCGGGCGCTTCGGCGAGGCGCGCGGTGACGGCGCCCTGTCGCAACACGACCTTGCACGCTTGATGCAGCAGTTTCCCGATTGAGAGGCACCATGACGGACGATATCGCGTCATCTGGTTCGCAAAGCCAGGATCTGAGCATCACGGCCGCGCGCGCCGCCGAGCAGACGCGCGAACTGCGCTTTGAACTCGATGCCGCCGAGAAGGCCGGGCGGCGGTTCTCGACTTCTCTCGTGTCGGCGTTCGAGGGTCTCGCGTTCAAAGGCAAGAGCGTCAGCGACGTTGTGCGTACGCTCGCGATGAACTTGTCGCAATCGGTTTTGAAGTCTGCATTCGCGCCGCTGGAGCGCGGAATCGGTGCGCTGTTCTCAGGCGCGCTCAGCGGCGGGCAAGCCTTTGCTAACGGCGGCGTGTTCAAGCGCGGCGGCGTCGTGCCGTTTGCTTCGGGCGGCGTCATATCGAGCCCGATCGCGTTCCCGCTCTCGGGCGGGCTCACGGGCCTTGCCGGCGAGCGCGGGGCCGAAGCGATCATGCCGCTGGCGCGCGGACGCGATGGCCGCCTCGGCGTGGCGGCGCAAGGCGGTGCATCACCCAGTGTCACAATCAACATCTCGACGCCCGATGCCGAAAGCTTCCGCAAGTCGGAAACGCAGGTGGCGGCCATGATCGCGCGGGCGTCTGCGTTGGGGCGTCGCAATCTGTAGCGCGCAGTTCGAACGGGCACAAACGCGAACCAGGTTCCATCCCGCTGGCAGGTGATGCATGTCGTTTCACGAAGTGAGGTTTCCGACCGCCATCTCGCGCAACGCGCAAGGCGGCCCGGAACGGCGCACCGATATCGTGGTGCTCGGTTCCGGATTCGAGGAACGCAACAGCCGCTGGGCCGATAGCCGCCGCAGCTACAACGCGGGTTATGGCGTAAAGTCGACCGATGATCTGCACGCCATCATCGCGTTCTTCGAAGAGCGCAGGGGGCGGCTGTACGGCTTCCGCTGGCGCGATCATGCCGATTGGAAATCGTGCCCGCCGCAAGGTGAGCCTACCGCGTTCGATCAGACCATAGGTACCGGCACGGGCGCGCAGAGTACGTTCCAGCTGGTGAAGAGCTACGGGGGCGCCTTCGCATCCTATACGCGAACGATTTCCAAGCCGGTGGCAGGAACGGTTAAAATTGCCGTGGCAGGAGCGCTGAAGGCGGAAGGTGCGGACTTCACATTCGATCCGGCGACTGGCCTGGTGACGTTTCAATCCGGCGCTATCCCAGTTGGCGGCGCAGCGGTGACGGCGGGCTTCGAGTTCGACGTGCCTGTGCGCTTCGATACCGACAAGCTCGAGATAAACCTATCGGGCTTCGCGTCCGGAGCCATACCCAATATTCCAATCCTGGAGGTGCGGCTGTGAAGACGGTATCGCCCGCGCTTCAGGCGCATCTCGACAGTGGTGCAACGACGCTGTGCTGGTGCTGGCGGCTGACCCGGCGCGATGGCATGGAGCAGGGCTTCACGGATCATGATCGCACGTTGACTTTCGATGGGACGGCGTTTGAGGCTTCGGCGGGCTTCACCGCCAGCGAGATCACCGACAGCGTTGGGCTCTCTGTCGATAACCTCGAAATAACGGGCGCTCTGACCTCGTCTGCACTCGCAGAGGATGATCTTGCCGCTGGCCGCTACGACGACGCAAAAATTGAGATCTTCCGGGTGAACTGGCAGGACCCCTCGCAACGCGCGCTGATGCGCAC